GTAGCTTGGATACTAGCACGTCGATAGTGTGCTTGAATGGCACGAATACCAAGACCTTCTGGCTACTCTCGTCTATGACTTCTTTCAGCACTTGGTAGCGGTTCTTTATGTCAAACTCTAATGCGTCACCGTCATCGGTGTATACTGCGCCTGCACTGATCTGAAGTAACTTGTTCATGGTTGCGGCAGCGTTTATGGCAGACACCTCGTCGCTACCTACCTTCATCACCAGCTTCTTACGGAGTATTTCATAGTATTTTGTTTGTTGTTTGGTCAACTCAACCTTACGTTTGACGTATGTCATGTCTGGCAAATCGAGACATTCCTTCTTGGTAAACCGTATGGCTGGCTGTAACGCGTTAAACACAATCTCATTAGCGTTCTCTTTGGGCACCCAACGAAACTGTGTAATCTGCTGCATAACCGTATCGCGGAACGAACTGTAGAACCTCGGAACTGCATCTGGATTAATCAGCTTCGCAATGCCATACGCATCAAGAGGGGATTGTGCGGCGGGAGTACCCGTCATCATCCACAGCCAAGTGTCGTCGCCTACTATCTTGCGAAGTGTCTTCCAACGCTTAGTCCGTGCATTCTTATAGTGAGTAGCCTCGTCCACAATAACCAGATCGAAGCCACCTTTGAGTACCTCCTCTACCACTATCTCCACACCGTCATAATTTATTATGACAAACTCTGCCCCTTGGTTGACGATGGCTGCACGTTTCTTGGCGCTACCATACGCAACATCCACAGTGCGGTGCGGGGCAAACGTGTGTAAGTCTGCTCTCCACGCACTATCCATAATCGACAGTGGGCATATCACAAGCACCCTGTTTATCTTGCCTTGTTTTATAAGGAAGTCAGCGGCCCAGATCGCACTTGCTGTTTTACCCGTACCTTGCTCGTTGAAGCAGAAGCCTTTCTTATTCATGGTAAAGAATGAAGACGTTTTCTTCTGATGGGCAAACGGAGTGTGTTGCCCTGACCAATTATACTGAGTGTCGATAGGTGACGGAGCTTGGATGTTAAGGTTACGCAGCTTGTGAGCCGCATCAATATCCCATTTCACAAGCACTTCGTTGTTATCTATTTGTTTGCTTTTTGGAATAATAGAGGTGACACGGTTTGGATTGCGCAGCTTGAGTAGCAGCGCCTTACCATCTAAAATCTTCATTTGTTCTCCTACTTTTTCTTTTTATAGTTCCTTGCACGGTTCTTACTGCGGTTTTCTACTGTCACACCGTCTTTGTTAGAACCACCTTTACTCAAGGCTTTTTTGTGGCTGATGTCTTTGCCCTCACGCTTGTCAGCTTTGCCGTTGTTATTTCTATCTACCCCCTCGCGGTCCATCTTACGCCGCGCACGTTGGCGCTCCATACGCGCTTCAAACGGCTTACTGCCAACAGGTTTATTAGTCTGCTTCTTGCGGTCTTTAGGGTTTTTGTACGGCATTACGAGTTCGCTCCGTTGTGTATGCACTCCGCCACAGGACAGTGCCTTTTACATAACCCGTTAGGACGGGCGTTCCACGTGTCTGCTTCTGCTGCGGCTTTCATAGCGTTGAACTTCTTAATCCACTTCTCCCACAAGTCTGCTTTATCATGCACCTCGTAGGTGTGTTTCACTAAGTCATTTACTAGCACAAAAACCAACCCTGCGCGTACTGTTTTTATTTCTGGGAAGTGTGCAAATACGGATAGGGCCATCAACTCTAGCTGTCCCTTGTCCGCGTACCGTGACGAGTTAGATGTTTTGTAGTCAATAACCCACGCGACTTCGCCTATCACATCAATTATAAGCAGATCAGCTATGCCACGGAACCACGCTTCTTTGTCGTAGAACCCACAGGCTTTCAGATCTTCAGTGACGCCCATCTTGCGTTCACAAAACTTTACGCCTCGTTTATCTGCTAGTCTGTCTAAAAAATTTTGGGCAAACTCAAACTCCATTGGCAGAGGCTCTCCAGTTTTTATGTAGTCTTCTGCCGCCTTGTGAAACGCGTTACCGTATTTGGTAGCCGCCGTAGGTATGAATGGATAGTCTTTTGCTATCTTCTCATGGTAAAACTGTTTGGGACACTGCTCGAAAGATTTAATCTTACTGAATGACCAAGGTGCAATGTTATTCGCAATCGCCATATGATTTGCCTGTTCCGCTCTCGCAATTAATGGGCAGACCGTCTGCCCAATCAGGCACCATCCGCATACACTTTTCTATGTAGGCTTGTGCTTCTGGTACCTCTTCGTCTTTTACACAGCTAACAATACTGTCATGTACTGTTAGCACAACTTTGTATCTCTTGGCAATAAGTAGCATTTGAAACGCTATGATACAACGTGCAACAGCCTGACACACATTCTCCACGACTTTCCCACCGTATATTTTGTTCGGTCCACGGCGCGTTTTGTAGTAGTATTGGGGACGCCCCTCTTCCAACTGCGCGAATAGATCATGGTAGTACATCGGTAACCCAGAGGGCAGTATGATCGCGGTTTTATCCACAGATACATTCAGCACACCTTTGCGTCCTAGTTGTGTAGCTGACCCGTTACACAGATTCTCCAACATCGTCTGTGCGTTGCGCCACAATGAACTGATCGCGCCATTTGTAGATCGGTATATATCTATTACGTTACGTGCCTCGTCCAACTCCATGTCGAAACCGAAGTTAGATAGCTGCGCTTGGAACTTAACTGCCCCCATACCATACCCTGCGCCAAGGATTGTAGTCTTACCGACGAACCTCTGGTCCTTGCTAACCGCATCGGGTGGCACATTATATATTTTGGACGCCATATGTTTATAAACGTCCTCGCCTTTCTCGAACTGATCCACCAGATCATCTTGTTCTGCTAACCACGCAAGCACACGTGCTTCAATCTGTGCGCTATCTGCATCAATAAGAGTGTGTCCCTGTGGCGCGACGATACTCTGCTTTAATCTTTTGCCGTTTGGTCCACGACTTGGCAGGTTTTGCAGGTTAATCTTGTCATCGCCACCCCACCGACCAGTATGCGCTGCATAATACCTTACAGGTACGGGCAGTAGTCCACGACGGCTGATGTCTATGAAACGCTGTGTGCGTGTCTCTTCAAGCGTAGACTTTGTACCTAACCTAGCGGCTACAAGAGATTGCACTCGGTCATCTGGATGTTCTTGTAACGCTTTGAACCCTTCGTCAGACTTGGCAAAGGCAAATGTTTTCTTGCCTGTGGTCAAACTAATCTTCGTCGGTGGTTTTACACCTAACCCCTCAAGCACAACGGCGAACTTAGGGTTGGACATCAACTCTTCTTTTTCAATCTGAGCGTCTGCCAACAGCTTGTCTTTTCGTTCTTTGATTTCTGCAAGGTGCAACTCAAGAAGACCCGCATCCAAATCCACAACAGGTTCAATAAACATACGCAAAGTTAAATCAATTAACTTCAACTCTTGGCGTGGGAACTTACGCATCATACGTGAGAACAACTCAAAAGTTATATCTACATCTGTAACGCAGTAATCCCCATAACGACTTAACTCTTCTTTTGTAAAGTCAGCCCTGCGTTTACCAAGTGCGCGAACTACCTCGTCACCCTTGTCTTGTAGCCCATAAGTTTTTGCCAGATTAGCGAGTGACACGCTGCTCTCCACACCGTGCAACGCCCGTGCCATACATAACGTGTCAGCGTATGCTCTTGGTTTTATGCCGAAGATCCAATGAAGTATCGCACCATCAAACATAGTGTTGTGGGCCAGCAGCATAGTGTTGTCCCAGTCATAACGTGTCAGGTACTCGGCTATTGCGTCATGGCTACCGGAAACCCAGTGCGTGTCATCAGCACCTTCTTTTATCGCAACACCAATTACCTCAAAGTCTCGGTGTCGCACATAGTTTTCCGTGGTAAGTTTAGACAGGGAATAATCCCTGTCATAAAATGTTTCAAAGTCGAGTGTGATCAGGTCCATTTAATCGCTACCCGCAATCTCACCGCCAATCGCAGCATACCCGCAAATGTCAACATAGGTGTCCACATCTTTAGGACCGTCACCGTGTAGGCGAGATATTTTTAGAAGGACCATCATAGCCGCTACATCACGCGATGTGATAAACGCGTTAAGGCCAAGGTGGGCGTTCCAATACCCTGCAATGCGATCAAAGTTTTCCGCCGCATCGCCGTACTCTTCGTGGCGATCACCGTCGATCTTACTAAGCGCATCCTCTAATATGTTAGCACGTGTACATAACGGTGGTAGAGCAGGGGGTTCTTCGGGTATTGTTTCACGTGAAACAACGTCCTTTTCTAACACTTCCTTCGGCGTACCGATCTTACTCATTAGCTTCCAAACGTAAGCGTAGGACGCTTTAGTAGCAGTCGCTATCTCACGGTTTGACGCTTCTGGGTGCTTCAATTTGTACGCCCAGATCTTTTCTTCTTTATTCTTCTTACGAGCCATGTTGCTCTCCTACAATTTGTATTCGGGCATATGCCCGATTGGGTTTTTGGGAACTGGTATCGCAGAGTGACCAAAACGGAGGAAAGGCCACCCTGCGAACCAGTGTAAGATCAGTGTATAACAGGAACTCCTTAATCGTGAATAAGGAGCCAAAGAAAGGAGATACACCTCTTACTGCCGTGGATATTTCATGTCAGGGGACTCTC